GGGATTGTATTCCTTTTCCTCTGACTGTTTTTTATTCTTTGCTCTACGTTGCTTTCTATTACTCGCCATCATTAGCTTCCTCTTTTATTAGAGCCGCCAGATACCATTCAGCTTTCTTCAAATCCTTCCACGGCTCCGCTGGATTTTTATGCTTATGTCTACAGATATATTTTAAGATGTTACCCATAAGATATCCTTTGTATTCATCTACAGACATGCTAGATTTAATTAGCTCAATGGTTTCAATAACACCAGTATTATAGTGCGGTGGTCTTACAATATCTGTGATGTCTGGTTTGTCAATACATTCATTATCAATTGAGGTATCATGTCTATCTATAATTTTCATGCTCCTTCCCCCTTAAGGGAATCTTTATTTTTAAAGTTAACGCTAATTACATTATCCTCCGTTGTATAGTCCTGCTTAAAAAAGATTGGGTCTTCTCCCTCATTAACTGCGTTCTCTGCTTCGGCAACATACTGCAGTGCTTGGCTATATAGCTCTGGGTTATCCTCATACATAGGCACGGCAGCACATATAGTTTTTGCTAGGGTTAATAGCCTAGTGTGGTCGTCGTCACATAGGGATGTGGCGGTACTTATAATCAAGTCAATGGCTATTTCTCCTGTCCAGTTGTGTTCCTCATCAATGCTAGGACTTATCTGTATGAGGAAATCGTTAGGGTCCACTTCATATTTTGTCATTCCTTATATCCTCTTCTCCTTACAGGCTATAAATTTCTTCAGCTTAGGAAGACGCTTCTCCTTCAGCCAGCTTTCAGGTATGATCCTATCATAATAAAGGAAGCCATACTTTTCGCACCACTCTTTATACGTGGACTTGGCTCCCTTGTAAAGCTTCCTGTTACTGTTTTCAAAAACAAACCTGATGTCTAGGTGTGGATGTTGTCGTCTTATCTCTCTGTGTTTTCTCCTATCTTGTGTAACAAACCTACCCTTAACTTCTATGATTATATTATTAGGCAGTATGAAGTCAGGTGTATAGGTCCGGTAAGCTAAGTCTTCCCACTCTATTTTAATAGCCTCGTATTTAAAGCTTATTTTTTTAGTGTCGAGGTATTGTGAGACTTTAACTTCTAACCCGGACCTATACCCTTGCTTTCTGGCAGCACTATACTGTTTGTAATTCATACCAGAAAGACTATTCAGTAATGTAATTAACTACTTTAGGTTCTTTAGCCTTGGAGGGTATGGAAGGACGCTCCTCTAATGTAGGCCAGCAATCTGTTTTATAATCACAGAACCCACACGTAACTCCTAACACATACCTACCTGTAGACTTACCCCTAAAGAACTCTGGTTTTTTATCGAATGACCTACTGAATTTATTATCATCCAGCTTGATCTTTACTGTTTCTATTTTAGCATACTCTTCCTCCGTATTCAACCCTGAAGCAGGGACATATTTGAACTCACCAGTAGCTTTGTTAATAACCCACCAGCCCCCGGCCTTTTTGTTGGAAGCCTTGGCATAACCCGCTAGCTGACCAACGTAACCAAACGAATCTGACTTCTCTAGGTCTGCATAAGAAGAAAACTTATTACGGTATGACCAATTCGAGGCAGACTTAATGTCGTCAACAGCGCCATCAATACTAAGATCAGTAGTTCCAGATATAGTGGTGCCGTCTGTAAGTTTAAGAGTAACCTGTTCACTATCTTCATACTTTACTCCTGCTTCAGTAAGCACTGCTTTAAACACAGCTTCTACTATATCACCTATCATCATGTTCATTACGAATGTTGTTGCCTTTGGCCTTGCTACCTCCGGTTTGTTTTTACCATACCAAAGCTGACAATAGGGACGCCCAACATTAGACATACGTAGTTTGAAATCCTTTCTGTTACTGGAGTCCCTGCCAAACTGACGGCGCAGAGCATCCCCGATCTGTGTACACACTGCATTTATCGTGTCTTCAGACATCTCTGTTTTATTATTAGTGGCGTCATCAAGGTACTGATGCACCGCCAGTTCAGCAGGATGTTGCATATTAAATCTCCTTAGTTTTCAATGGATGTCTCAACTGTAATGAACTCTTCTACTAAAGATGTATCTTCAGATGAGAGATTATTAACATGCTTATCCCCCCATTCAGAAGTTATATACTCGTTGTAATTGGTAACCCAATCAACGAAAGAACGGAAGGTATCCTGTACATCTTCTCCGATAGGGAAGACCTCCGCTGTGTCTAGGTTCACGTTAGGTACATAGTATGAGTTACCATTGGGCAGCTTACGCTCATCAGTTTCACAGCCTATCCTGTACTGCACAGGTAAGCGGCGCTGCTTCAGTAGTGCTTGAAATGGTTCTCCCACATGCTTGAATGCTTCACGTTGATCTACTTCCCAGATGAATGGGATGTCAAGCATCTCTTTATTTAAGGCATCACCATTTGCATTGGTAGGGTTAGTCAAATTTACTGTCCCGAAAATAACACGCACTCTTTTAATCTGCCTGATTAAATTCTGCATGTCTTCAGGAAGAGCCTTGAAATCTTCTATGTACCCAGTAGGCTTACCGCAATTAAGACCGCCTGTGTTATCCTTTAGGTCTATGTTCAGGCTGTCTGCCATCACAGTTTTTACAAACATGTTCTTGGTAGTACCCGTACCTTTTACAAAACGCTTATACATAAAGCGTTGCATGTAAGGTCGGATGCTAACGCTAGAAGCATAGTAGGTTTCATCTGTATCTGGAACCTCAAGACGATACGTTCCGCCCGTGACCACCTCTAAGTTCATAGACTTACCTTTAACTTCGGCGGTACCCATGATAGCAGAATGATTAATACGCAACCTAGCTAAGGTACTCTTAGCCTTGTCGGAGTTCTGTTCTCCCACCATGCCCATCACCTTAGCCATAGCTTCGTAGTTAGTCGTATCAATTGTTGCTACTTGATTCATTATATATTTCTCCTTTTATGGTTCGAAAGATTATTAGTTTTAACACATTTTCTATTTAGTGTCAAGCCAATTCTCACCTATTTTTGCTTCTAACAGTAATGGGACATTAAAATCTATTTCCCACTGCTGCTGGATCAAGTCGTGAAGATTGGCATTCACCTCATCTATTACACTTAGGGCATACTCCTCTTCTTCTGGATGAACATCGAGTACTATACTATCATGCACAGTGTTAACGATGCATGTCTTACTACCATAAAGCAAATCCTCAATATACAGTAGTGCTAAAGGCACGATGTCTGCTGTGGCGAAGGATTGCACAGGGTAATTCTTTATCTGTGTGAAGTGTGAAGGTGTTCCGTTACGTCTACGCACACAATCTGGGAAGGAGAACTCTCTACCAGAGGGTGTAACTATAACACCAGTAGATAGAACACAATTAGCTAAAGCGGTATGCCACTTAGCTATGCCAGTATACTTTTTGATAAAGTGTCGGTAGTACGTAGCTTCCGCTGGACTGCGACCAAAGCCGGTAGCTCCATACAAGGGGGTGAAGGTGTGTGCTTTAGCTTCCTGTCTGTTTATAGGCTGACCAGCCTTGCTTATAACGTCAGCGGTATAACTATGTACATCAAAGCCTTCCTTAACTTCTCGCATGGCTATCTCATCTTGTGATAAGTACGCAGCCGTTCTGAACTCAAGCTGTGCAAAGTCTGCTTCAATTATCTTACCTCCATCAAAGCGGCTGACAAACACACGCTTGATAGGAAAGGTGCCACCTCTAGGCATGTTCTGCATGTTAGGATTACGGCCACTGAACCTGCCAGTAGCTGTCATGTGTTGGGTTAGCTGCACATGTAACCTACCGTCTGGCTTAGTGTGCAAGTTGATACCCTCAACGAAGGCTGATAGGTAGGTGTCCAGAGCATTAAGCCTACGAACATCACGTAAGAAGTTTGCTGCTGTAGTATTATTCCTGCCCCGTGCCGTAGCCTCAAGGATTTCAAGCTTACTTTTATTTGTAGTAAAGCCACCTGTAGTTACCCAACTCTTATTGGGTGCATTAAACTTTAGGCCAGCAATTGCTTTGGTAGATGCCAGAGTGTATCCATTTCCTGTACATGCTGCACACTTGGTTGCTTTGATAAAAGGCTTACCATCCTTACGGGTTTTCTTAACCTTACCATACCCATAACAGGAAGAACATTTAGTAGCAACTGTTTTGTATAGAATACGAGAGGCTTCTTTAATAGCCGACCGGAACTGGGAATC